ACAATTGCGGACTTTCTCCAATGCCCGATCTGTCTTCAAATCTATCAGCCGGCAATAAGATTAGCGATATGCCCTCATCCGATCGTGGCACCGGAGAGATTGTTTCCGGCTGATACTCGACTGGTAGTCTCAAAGCGGAAACCAAAAGCCAAGCGTGGTCCGCGTATCCTTCAGTCTGGCAACGGCTTAAACTATTGGGACCCTCAGCCCGGCGAGCATCCCAAGCGATACCAAGCGTTTAAACTGTGGCTTGACCTGAACGAAAAGCGCACCTTTGCAGCGGTTGCGAGAGGGTTAGGAAAATCGGGAACGCTAATCGAGGGATGGGCAAAGGAAGATAAATGGGTTATCAGGCTTGAGGCGTTAGAACATCATCGGGCGGTCGAACGGAGAAAAGCAGAGCAGAAAATACTCGAACGAGACGTATCCGACATGCTGAAAATCAACCGTGCGCGCTTCCGCATGTTGGCGAATGAAGCCGCACGGCGTCTGCGCTTGGTTGAGAGTAAAAAGGCGGAACCAATGACGGAAGCGGAGTTCGACAGGGCTTTCGAAGCCAGCGTAAAAGTGCATCGACTACTCCACGATCAGAGCACCGAAATTATCAAACACGAATCGCCCGATCTTATTCGAGAGCGTCAGATTCGAGAAATCGTCGCCCTGATTCAAGATGCCGTTGAATTGAAGCGGAAATCTGGGGCGGCTGAAGATGACGTCGCGGCCTGCCAGTGGCGGTATACCCAAATGGCCGCTGCGAAGTTTGACCTACCTGTGGGTCTAGTAGCACAGGCCGTCAGCGGCTTAGATCAAGAAAGCGAATCGGTAAGTTGACCCCGCAGGAAATCCAAGTAGCGGAAGAAGAGTTTAGCTTCCTCATGGATGCGACGATTCGCCTCAACGGCTGGGATATGCCGACCCCGCCGCCCGGTCCCGTAGTCCCGGTTATTGATATGGATCAAGAGCGGGAGAAGACCCGATGCCTGGGGTCTGTTCGACACTTCATCGAAGCTCATTGCAAGATTTACGATGCGACTCTAAAGCAGTGGGTGCCCTTCATTCTCTGGCCAGAACAAGTCGACGCCCTCGAAAAGATTCACGCGAATCAGTTGGTTGTAATTCTGAAGGCTCGCCAGCTCGGGCTGACTTGGCTCGTCCTGGCATACGCGCTCTGGCTGATGATCTTCCAAGAAAGCGTTACGGTCCTTCTGTTTTCGCTTCGCGACGTTGAGGCGATGTACCTTCTATCAGACGAGCGGCTCCGCGGTATCTATGACCGGCTGCCAACCTACATGAAGCAGGATGAGCCTTCGGACGCAGGCCATACCTGGAAGTTGGCGAACGGGTCGACGGCGAAGGCTTTCCCAACATCGGCTGGAGACACCTATACCGCAACGCTTGCCATTATTGACGAGGCGGACCTCGTACCGGATCTCAATAAGCTAATGCGTCGGGTCAAGCCGACGATCGACGCCGGCGGCAAGATGGTGCTCGTCAGCCGTTCGAATAAGTCGCTGCCTTCATCGGAATTCAAGAGAATCTACCGGGCGGCGAAGCGAAAGCTAACGAAATGGGTTTCGATCTTTTTGCCTTGGAACGTGCGACCGGATCGGACGCCTGAATGGTATGAGGAGCAAAAGCAGGATATTCTGCACCGAACTGGATCGCTGGACGATCTCCACGAGCAGTATCCCAGCACGGATCTTGAGGCTCTCTCGCCGCGAACTCTCGATAAGCGCATCGCACCAGGATGGCTTCAGAAGTGTTACCGAGAAGTTGAGCCATTGGCAGAAGGCTTCGATGATGATGCGCCAGCGATACCCGGCCTTGTTATCTTCCGGGCACCTGAACGCGGCAAGAAGTACGTGGTTGGGGTGGATACCGCAGAAGGGAACCCAACGAGCGATGATTCGTCAATGCACGTTCTTGAGCGAGAGAGCGGCGAAGAATGCGCACAACTATCCGGGAAGCTTCAGCCTTCGGTGACCGCCGCGCACGCCGATGTAATTGGCCAATATTTCAACAACGCCGATCTTTTGGTTGAGCGAAATAATCACGGTCATGCAGTGTTGCTTTGGCTGAAAGACAACTCAAAGCTGAAGCGATTGGCCGGGCCAGATGGTAAGGCTGGGTGGCTGGACAATTCACGCGGGAAGGCTCTGCTCTACGATTCGGCTGCGGACGCTTTTCGATCCGAAGATACTATCCTTCACAGTTTTTCAACGTTCACGCAATTGTCGTCAATCGAGGGCGCGTCGTTGCGGGCACCTGACAATGAGCCGGACGATGAAGCGGATTCCTACGCCCTGGCTTTGGTTGCGCGGTCGCTTAAAACCAAAGGACGGGTCTGGGTCGGCGTTTGAACCCGAAATGTACGAGTCACTCGCTGCGATACGGTGATATAATGCCGACGTGGAACACCCAGCATCAAAGGCGGAAACTATTATCTTCAATGGTATTCCGTTTCGTCGCTACCCTAACTCGCGACATTCAAATCATCGCAAGTATTATTCACCCAGCGGCAAATATATCAAGCAAGGCATCAAGAATCTGCACGTTGAAATATGGAAAGCGCATCATGGCCCGGTCCCCGACGGGCATCAAATTCACCATCGCGACCGTAATCCGCTCAATAATGAAATTGATAATCTCGAATCGCTCAGTGCCAATGACCATTCCGATCTTCACAGAGAAGAGGGGAGAGTGCGCGCAGCCATCTCGTTTCAGAAGTCGGGCAGAGAGAAGGCGTTTCGCGCTGGCGCGGCTAACTGGCACGGATCGGAAGAGGGCAGGAAGTGGCATCAAGAACATAGCAAAAGCATTTGGGCGGATCGCGTCCCGGTTCAATATATCTGCGAACAGTGTTCGAAGCCTTTTGAGTCGCGTAAGATTGGCGGGGTCAGGTTTTGTTCGAATCCATGCAAGTCTAAATGGAGGCGAGCCGCCGGGCTCGATAATGTCACACGGGTCTGCGCTCGGACGGACTGCGGTATTCTGTTCACGTCAAATCGATATGATGAAGTCCAATACTGCTCAAGGTCGTGTGCGCACTCGCAACCGCACAAAAAAGCCGCCTGATGGTGGCCTAAACACTAATTCAACAATCGAGCGCCACGGTTTCATCTCCTTCGCGAATGCTTTGAAATCAAGATTGTAGAATTCAGCTCGCGTCAAAGGTTCTGCTCTCCGCATGACATTGCAGAACCCTCCACTACGTGCCAGTTGAGAATAAACTTGATTCGTTTGGCAAGATTGCGGGGCGGATAGTGGCTGTCGATTACGGGATCTGAACGCACGTCGGCTGAATTCTAATGACTCCGCCCGCCGTTTGGCGTAGAATGCCGCGCAATGGGAGCAATCCGTGTCATAGATCGAATAGAAGACCTTCAGGGTTTTGATCAGGGCCACGGCGTACTTCCAGACGGCACAACTGCAACTACTCAATCTCCCGGAGACAATTCACAAAAAGTAGCGACCACGGAATATGTGGACGGAGCACAGGGCGGCGTCGGGCCGTGTGGCGCAGAAGGTCCGTGTGGGGCGCAGGGGCCTTGCGGATTAACCGGGTTCTGTGGATCGACAGGCCCATGCGGTGCGGCCGGAACGATAGGACCTTGTGGGAGTGTTGGACCATGCGGTGCTCTCGGTCCATGCGGCCCCTGTGGCGCAACTGGGCCGTGTGGTTCTACCGGAGACGCGGGGGCGTGCGGCGCTGCGGGAGTGAGCGGTCCCTGCGGTGCAATTGGCTTTTGTGGCAGTGCTGGCCCGACTGGATTCTGCGGAGCAACCGGGCCTTGCGGAAGTCAGGGGGTGCAAGGTGTCACTGGGCCTTGCGGCGCGATCGGTGATGTAGGTCCGTGCGGTGCCGAAGGCAATCCAGGTGCTACTGGACCATGCGGAGCAGAAGGCTTGCCCGGCACAGATGGCAGCACTGGCCCCTGCGGCGCTACCGGGCCTTGCGGAGCAATCGGTAGTACAGGTTTTTGTGGTGCTGTAGGGCCGTGTGGCGGGGTTGGATCTTGCGGTGCCTTGGGGCCGTGCGGCCCGGCGGGAACGGCAGGGGCCGGGCCATGCGGCGCTACGGGCTTTTGTGGAGCGACAGGGTTCTGCGGTGCCGAAGGACCATGTGGTGCGCAGGGAAATGTAGGATTTTGCGGAGCAGCCGGTGATCAAGGTGCGACCGGCCCATGCGGTGGAACTGGATTCTGTGGCGCGACAGGATCAACTGGTCCATGTGGTGCCCTTGGATTCTGCGGCGCTACCGGGCCTTGCGGTGCTGTTGGCCCATGTGGTGCAGTCGGAATAGACGCGGGAGCTTCTTATCAATATCTCACCAATACGGCATCGTCAGATCCTACGGCCGGATTTCTAAAGTTTGACTCAACCACGTTCTCGGCTATCACCAAACTCTATATTTCGGAAACAGGCAGCGGAGCCGCCGCGCTTGCTGCGTGGATCGCGACCTGGGATGACGCGACGATGACCGCGCACCGCGGATGGATCACGGTTCATAAAGACGGTGACCCAACGATCTTCGCTACCTTTGAAGTGAGCGGTGACAACACGGATAACGGGAGCTGGGATACGATCGTTCTGACCTACGTTGCGAACAACGGCACGTTCAATAATAACGATGCGGTCCATATCAGTTTTACCACTTCTGGAAATGTTGGGTTCTGTGGCGCAGTTGGACCTTGTGGCGGATTAGGATCTACGGGCTTTTGCGGCGCAACGGGATCTACGGGACCATGTGGGGCGACCGGATTTTGTGGAGCCACAGGCTTCTGCGGTGCTCTTGGCAGCACGGGATTTTGTGGGGCGACTGGAGCAACCGGGCCATGCGGAGCTACAGGGTTTTGTGGGGCAACTGGCTTTTGTGGAGCAACAGGATTCTGCGGAGCATTAGGACCATGCGGCAACAACACAGGGTTTTCACAAAAGGTGGTTCAGGTTTTCACAACACCTGGAGCGATTACCTATACACCAACAGCAGGAATGAAATACTGCACCGTCTATTGCACTGGCGGCGGTGGCGCGAGTGGTGATTGCACTGGAACAGATTCTGTCTCAGGAGGAGGCGGCGGCGGCGGTACAGCGATCAAGACCTTCACAGCAGCCACCATTGGAGCAAGCAAGGCCGGAGTGGTTGGGGCAGGAGGCACACGTGCAGATCCTGGTGGCACAGGAACGAATTCAACCTTTGTAGCCGGGAGCTTGGTCGGAAACGGCGCCTTTGCCACGCTCACCCGCAACTTCTGCGCAATGATGAAATCGCTTGGACATGAGGTCATCATCTATTCTGGCGAGGACAACGATGCGGACTGCTCAGAGCACGTAGTCTGCATCACCAAAGCCGAACAAGCCGCGCTAATGGGAGTTCATGGTCCAGAAGATATTCTCAAAGAGCCATTCGTGCATCAAACTTATCTTCCCGAGTCTCCCTGGTGGGCGGATTGGAACGGTCGCGTAATTAAAGAGATGCTCCCTCGCATTCAGGACCGCGACTTTGTTTGCATCATCGGCGGCGGCGTGTTGTTTGAACCATTGATTGCGGCCGTGCGATCACGAACCATTCCCGTCGAGTACGCTATCGGTTATGCCGGCGTCTCACCGAACACCTGGCATTGCTTTGGGTCAAGCAACTGGCAGCATGTAGTGTTTGGGCTTCAGCGATATGAGAACTGGCGCGGGCGATTCTATGATCGCTGCATACCCCACTACTTCGATCCGAGTGACTTTGAGTACCGGGAAAAAAAGGGTGACTACCTTCTCTATCTCGGAAAGATCAAAGAAGACAAGGGCGTCAACGTCGCAGCTCGGGCGGCGAAGGCAACGGGTAGTAAGTTGATCGTGGCAGGTCAAGGCCCAACGCCGGTTGAATACGGTGAAGTTCGCAATCGCTATATTGACGCAGACGAGCGACGTGAGTTACTCGCCGGCGCCCGAGCGGTGTTTGTGCCGTCGCTCTATGTGGAGCCCTTTGGGATGATCGCCGTCGAATCGCTTCTGAGCGGGACGCCGCTGATCACAACAAGTTTCGGCGGGCTGGGTGAAATCAACATCGACGGGGTAACTGGTTTCAAGTGCAACACGTTTCAGGATTTTCTAGACGCAACGCGCAAAATAGACGATATTAAACCGCAGGATTGCCGAGATCGGGGAATGCGATACGCAATGGACAATGTGAAGCACGAATACCAGCGATGGTTCGACGACTTGGCGGGGCTCTGGAATCCAGAGGGCTGGGGAGCCGTGCGAGAGTAATCCATGCTCCAAGCAAAATCAGTAGCATTCGGAACTAGCAAGGTCGGTCTTTCGACAGTGGCCTATCAACTCCGCGATCCCGATGGTGCGCCCAACGGCTCTCAGGTTGCGACCGGGATTGTCGAATTAGGTGCCGGGCAGTATGGAGCCTTAGTTAATTTCCCCGATTCGTTTCAAGGCTTCATCACCTGGACCTCTGGCGAAGTCAGCCCCGTCCACGCAACTGAAGAAGTTGATCTAACATTTCAATCCAACATTAACGCGAACAGCACAATCCTCCAATTGATAAAGAATAAGACGGACCTGATCACGGTAGAGAGTGTTAACGTGAGCAGTCCGGTCTATTTGCGAGGCGATCACATCATCGTGGAGCGCGGATCGACTCTCGTAATTCCACTCACAGGACTTGGTTCGCTTGCTGGTCGTGATCGACTCTACTTCACAGTTAAAGAATCTCTCAACGATGCAGATGAACAATCGCGTATTCAGATCGAAGAAACAGATGGTCTGCGATACCTCAATGGAGGGGTTGCGAATTCAACCGATGGTAGCTTGACTGTTGACGATGAAGCGGCAGGTAACATCACGATTCGATTAACCGCCGGGGCGTCTGCGTTACTTGAA